AGCCGAAGCCAATGTATCTGACCAGAAGAGGTGACTATAAGCTCCGCCAACGTGCCAGGCGTCTGACCGATGTCATGGAAGGAATCTTTCACCAATCCGGGCTGTTTAACCTGATGCCTAAAATATTCCTGGACAGCTGCGTTTTTGATGTTGCTGCTCTGAAGGTAGGGCGTGATGGAAATGATATTTTTGTGGAGCGCGTCTTTCCTAATGAACTGTATTGGGATATCAACGCCAGTCTTTACATGGAAACGCCGCCGAGTTTGCACCAGGTGAAAGAGATCCCGGTGGAGCAGCTGGTCCTGCAGTTTCCAGAAAAAGAACAAGAGATCCGATATTACGCGCACGGGGATGAATCCTCATACATGGGCCAGGAGGGTCATGATGCCAAAATGGTAGAGGTTGCAGAATCCTGGCATCTGCCATCAATCACCGGGGCCGATGATGGAATGCACGCAATTACCATGGACAACCTGGTGCTGATGGCGGAGCAATACACCTACAACAAATATCCGTTTGTATTCCTGCGCTGGGGAGACTCGGTGCTTGGTTTTTCTGGGGTAAGCCTCGCGGAGCAGCTGAAGTCTATCCAGTTTGAGATCAATAAGCTGGCACTTAGGATCCAGCAATCGATGCACTTGCTGTCCGTGCCGTGGGTTTTTGTCCAGGCCGGATCTCGCGTGGTTGACTCCCATATCAGAAACCAACCAGGTTGCATCATTAACTATGTAGGCCAGCCGCCGGTCACCTACACGCCGCAGGCCATGCACCCGGAAGTCTATGCTCACATGGATCGGCTGTATCAACGTGCCTATGAAATTGCAGGGGTTTCTGAGTTATCTGCATCTGGTAAAAAGCCTGCTGGTTTAGAAAGCGGCGCTGCATTAAGAGTGTATCATGACATAGAAACCGAGCGTTTTATGAATGTAGCCCAGCGGTATGAAGACGCATTCATGCAAGCAGCAGAATGGTTCATGGACCTGGCGCGTGAGATTGTTGAAGAATCTGGATCTTTCCCAGTCAAAGGTATCAAGGCCATGAGCCTAGAAGAGCTGGATTTCAAAGATATTGACATGGCACAGAATGATTTTGTCCTGCAAGCCTATCCAGTCAGCCTGCTGCCCAGCACCCCAGCAGGCAGGCTTGCAGCAGTGACCGAGCTTATGCAGACCGGCGTGATCAACAGCCGGGAGCATATTGTCAGGCTGCTTGATTTTCCTGATCTGCAATCAGTGACCAGTATGTATGACGCCCTGGAGCGTGATGTTGAGTGGCGTATTTCCGAAATCATAGACAGCAACATATACCATGCCCCGGAGCCGCTGATGGATCTGGCATTTGCCAAGGAGCGCATGACGATTGCGTACCTGGAGGCACAGCAAGACGGGCTGGAATTAGGAAAATTAACTTTAATGTTGCAATTTATAGATGAATGCGATGCCTTGATGGCAGCGGCGCAGCAGCCGCTTCCGGGAGCGCAAGCTGAAACAGTAGAAACCCCGGCGCAAACAGGAACAGAAACTCCGGCGCCACCGGCTGAAGGTAGTTCTCCTCTACTGCCAACTGTGGGAGCAGCGCCTGCGGTGCCGGAACCAATGACTGAAGGATTGCCAGTATGAGTGAAGCGGAAGTTCAAGAAGTAGAATCCACAGAAACCGAGCAGCTAGACCAGGACATTGTTGCCTGGCTGGAGAGCAAAGGAAAAATAGAAGTCCAGGAGGTTGATGAAACTGAAACAGTGGATGAATCAGTTGTGGATGAAGTTGAGCCTGAAGCGCAAGCAGCAGATCCTGAGGTTGCAGCGGATGATGCCGTTGAACCAGAACCAGAAACAGAGCAGCCGCGAGTCAGTCGAGCGTTTTCAAAGGTGGCTGCAAAAGAAAGAAAACTGCAGTCCGAGCGGCAGCAGCTGACACAGTTAAAAGATGAGCTGAAAGTTTTTCAGCAGGCAAAAGAAGCAGCAGATTCCGGCGATATGCTCGGAGCCATGAACAAACTTGGATGGAATTACCAGGATGCCACCAACCAGGTGCTGCAAGACGGCAAGCCACAAGTAAAACAGACACAGAAAGAAGTTTCTCCAGAAATCGAGCAGCGCCTGGCAAAGCTGGAACAGATGGAGAAACAAAAAGAGATTGATTCCTATGTGGGCAAACTCAAAAACATTGTAGACACTGATGACCGTTTTGAGCTGGTACGCGCACAATGGGACAACGCCTGGCCTACGATTTTAGAAATGCAAAAAATCGTAGCTACGGAATCCGGCACCGTAAAGCCGGAACATGAAATCTTACAAGATGTTGAAGATTTCTATGAGCAGCAGACAAAACAGCTGGTTTCTGCCAGCAAGATTAAGAAGCTGCTCGGCCAGACTGATGCTGGCACTTTTAAGGACACGCCATCAGATTCTCAAAGGACAAGAACGAGAACTTTAAGAAATAAAGTTTCTGCTTCTCAACCGGCACCTAAGGCTGGACCACGCACCAAGCGTGAAAGGCTGGAGGATGCCCTAGCTGTGTTTGATACCAGCGTGAGAGGCTAATCATGTTCTATAGGAGTATCTTATGGCCACAGCCACAACTGTTACGGCCTGGAACAATGCCCTAAAGCAGTACTACAGACCCGATGAGGTCCGCAAAGTAGTGTATGACTCGCATCCATTGATGGAGCTGATGCCCAAGGATGAGAGTTTTAGAGGTAAAAATGCACCAGTGCCTGTTTACTTCACACGCCCGCAAGGCGTATCTGCAACTTTTTCCACAGCACAATCCAACGCATCTGCGTCTAAGATCGGTGAGTTCCTGATGACCAGGAAGACTAGGTACGGAGTAGCCACAATTTCAGGCGAGGCCGTAGCTGCATCAGAAGGAGATCGGTTTAGTTTCCTCAATGCGATGACCACAGAGATTGACGGTGTATTGCGCTCGGTTGGTGACAGTGTCGCTACCGCGCTTTACCGTGATGGATCTGGCGCTATCGGACAATGCAACGCATCTGTAACCAGCACCAGCCTGGTCCTCAAAAATAGCAACGATGTTGTTAATTTTGAGGTTGGTATGGAGTTGGTTTTCAGTGCAACTAAATCAGGTGGATCATTAAAATCTGGTAACGTCACCATCACTGCAATCAACCGCAGCACCGGCACCTTAACAGTTGATGCTTTGAGTGCCATTGCAGGCGGATCAGGCGTTGCTGCTAATGATTTCATTTATATGCAAGGCGATTACGATGGGCTGCTTACCGGCCTTGAGGGATGGTTGCCTGCAACAGCACCAAGCGGCGGAGATTCCTTTTTTGGACAAGACCGCAGCACCGATGCAACCCGTCTTGCTGGCCAGCGTTTTGATGGTTCAAGTGGAACCATTACCGAGGCCATCATCGAGGGCGCAGCTCTGACAGCCAGAGAAGGTGGAAAGCCGGATTATATGTTCTGCAGCTTTGCAGATTTTGTAAATCTGGAAAAAACCATGAATGCCCAGGTCAACCGCCAGGTGCAGCAAAATGATTCCATCAGCGGATACCGCAGCCTGGAATTTTTTGCCCCGCACGGAGTGGTCCAAGTTGTACCAGATAAGTCATGCCCCAGCGGGACTGCATATTTGCTGCAAATGGATACCTGGAGCCTTATGTCAATTGGTCCGATGGTTCAGCTGACCGAGTTGGATGGAAACCGAGTTCTCCGCCAGTCATCTGATGACGGTGTAGAGGTACGGGTCCACAGCTACGCCAACATGGCCTGTGAAGCACCTGGATACAATTGTGTGATCACCCTCCCATCTTAATAGGAGGAACTGATGGCAAGTAAAATTTTTTACGGAGTCCAGTCATTAAATCCTGGAGTCAAAGTCATTGCTGGATCTTTTACCACTAACGGGTCATCCAATCCCGCCTCTGCCAATAATACTGGCGCAGGCTGGTCTGTGGCCCGGACTGGTACGGGTGAGCTGACTGTAACTTTAGAGGATTCTTTTCCTGGATTGATCTCCGCGCAGTGTTCACTTGCTTTAAATGCAGCCGGTGACTCTAAAGTTCAGTTTGGAGCAATTGATGTAAGCTCGGCCAAGACTGTGGTCATCAGGACTATAACTGGAACGTCAGCTGCGGATATTGCTGCAAACGCAAACAACAGAGTCCATTTTTGTCTGATTCTTAGGAACACCTCCCTAACTCAATAGGAGGGGATATGTATGGACCTAAAGAAACTGCCGTCATGATTATGAAGGGGAAAAAATCCTCGGATGATATGTATGGCGGCGGCATGGAAGAAATGGACAGTGAAATGGAAGAAATGGAAATGGATTTTTCTGAAGAGCAGCATGAGATGGCTGAAGAGCTGATGGGTGCCGTCAAATCTGGCAACACCCAAAGCATTTTGGAATCTATGCAAGGCATATTTATGAGTTATTCATGACCGATTTTGTTTCTCTGAGTACCCTGCGCCTGTTAGCCCGGCAACGGGCTGACATGGAAAACAGTCAGTTTGTGACTGACGATGAAATGCGGCGCTACATCAATAGGGGATATGCGGAGCTTTATGATCTCATTGTGACATCAGCAAACTCCGAGGATTATTTCCTATCAAGCAGCACCGTGCAGCTGGTATCAGGGACCAAAACCTATAATCTTCCATCTGATTTTTATAAAGGCCGTGGAGTGGATCTGACTGTAGGGTCAGACACCATTCCACTGCGCCGATACAACTTTACGCAGCGCAATGTAGGCGCACGTTATTCTGTAAGCCGGACCATGCGTTACCGTTTCCAGGGCAATGTCCTGGCAATCAATCCAAAGCCAAGCACCAATGATGTTCTAACTGTGTTTTATGTACCAACGCCGAAAAAATTTATTGAAAAGACGGTGACGGCTATAACACGCAGCACCAGCACCATGTGGACTGTAGGAAAAAACCACGGGTTTGTTGTAGGTGACACCATTACCGGCGTAGGTTTCATCAATGCAGATAATTACAATGTTGATCAAACCATCAGCGCCGTAGGAGATGCCACCGTAACCACAGACTTAGACAGCAGCGGCCTATCAGATCCCACAACATTTGGAACAATTGAAACACGTTTGGATTTTTACGCAGGTTGGGATGAGTACGTTATTTTATGCGCCGCAATGGATTGCCTGATTAAAGAAGAATCTGACATTACTGCAATCATGGTCAGTAAAGACCAGGTGCGGCAGCGCATCTTGGCAGTTGCAGAAATGCGAGACATGGGTGAGCCGGTTGGCGTCACAGATGTCTCAACCTATTACACCGATTTTGACTACCAAAATTATTTATAGAGATTGATATGAACCCTGTTCAATACCGAAATGACGCCAGCTATATAAGCGGCGGCGATATCTCTGGAGATGTAACCGGCAGCACCATCGATGCTGCACAATTCCGCCAGGTTTCATTTGTTGCAGTAAACACCGGCAACAACAGCCCGGCTGGCAATCTGTTTATCCAGTTTTCCAATGACAATTCTACTTTTATCAATGGATCTGGAACAGCAACCACAGCAATATCAGGCGCAGAAAACAATGAGCTGACTGCCACTGTGTTTGCCAGGTACATCCGCATTTTCTACGACAGCACTAGCGGCGGATCGGGAGCAACTTTAAGCGTGAGCTATACCCTAAAATCATGAGCAGGCCCAGCTTTACTGAAGTTCAATCAAAAGATGATTCAGTCAACCGCATACAGAAAAACATTAAGGCTGCACTTAATCCAGTGCTTGATCTGCCGTTTTCTGCAGGCGTCCATAAAACAAGAGTGGCATTGACAACATCTGACACTTTAGTAGATCACGGCCTTGGCAGAAATATGGTTGGCTATTTTGTAACAAAACAAGACGCAGACACCTCGGTTTTTGTGTCCAGCACAACCAATGATTTTCCTGATCGGCAAGTGATCTTAAAAGCAGGTGCCACCACAACAGTTGACCTTTTCTTTTTTTAGAAGATGACTGCAGGCACAAACATAACAAGTATTGTCAAATCGACAGTATCGGTTACGCCAGGACCAGATTGGGCAACTAATCTAAACACCAGCCTGGACGCAATAGACAATCATGATCACACAAGCGGTAAGGGCGTAAGAATCACGCCTGCTGCAATGAACATCAATGCAGCCCTTGAGTTTAATGGCAACAACGCGCTCGAGCTAAAACAAGCAGCATTTGAAAACCAGGGATCTCATCCTACAGACCAAAGCAGATCCTTGTATGCGTTAGGCGGGGAACTGTACTACCGAGATCCGAGTGGTAACCAGGTGCAGCTGACAGCAAGCGGATCTGTGAATGCAGGCGGGTCAATAACAAATTTAAGCAGTCCGGCTGCAGCAAACTATGTCAGCGCCCAGGATCTGTTTACATGGTTTCATAATCAAAGCGGTAATGAATACGCCAAGATGGCGCACTCCGATATGCTGCTTTACAAGTACAGCAGTGACGGCAGCGGAACCACTGATTATGTTATTGTCAAATACACAGCAACCGGCAGCGCCGCCGAGCTGACCCTGCCGAATGAAACCGCAACGGTCTTGACCACGGCCACCAGTTTTGGAGGCGGCAACTTATCTATTACTGCATCTGCCGGTCAGATTGATCTCAGCAGCAGCTCCACGCTTGATTTAGTTACAAGTGCAGGAAATTCAAATATTACACTAACACCTCATGGAACTGGTTCGGTTGCAGTTTCTAAAGTAGATATTGCAGGCGGCGAGATTGATGCCGTCACTATTGGAACTAATTCAGTATGCACAGATTTACGGGTTGACAATATTAAAGTAGATGGAAACACCGTCAGCGCAACTGATACCAACGGAAATGTCAATATTGCGCCAAATGGAACTGGAGAGACTGTTTTTGGTACTGGCGCAGCTGCTGGCAAAATATCTAGTTCAGGTGATTTTGACCTGGTCCTAGAAACCGGCAACAGCACAACCGGCAGTATTACTCTGACCGATGGCGCAAACGGTGATATTAGTTTGACGCCTAACGGAACTGGTGTTGTGGATGTAGGAACAAAATTAAAAGTGACTGGTAATGAAATTCAGAGTTCTGGCGCCGCAGTAATGACACTGTCAGGAGCAAATGCGACTTTTGCAGGAACGGTGACATTGAATGCAGATCCCACTGCTGCACTTCAAGCAGCAACTAAACAATACAGTGAATCACAATCGATAATCTACGCAATTGCGTTGGGGTAGTCTATGGCAACATCATTTCAAAGATATGAATATACATCTGCAGGAACAGTCTATACGGCAAATTCTACAGATGTCATTGTTGGAATTCTTTGCGTCAATACGCACGCAACGCAGACATCTAAAATAGGCATTACTCTTTCAGGCACTGATATAGCTAAAAATCTTGAAATTCCAGTGGGCGGATCTGTGGAGTTAGTCCAGGGCAAAATTGTGGCAATTAGTGGTGATGCACTTACTTTGGCAATAGACACAGGATCAGTTGCGGTCTATGTGTCTGTATTAGATGAGGCGAGTACATAATGAAAAAAGTTGGCGCAGTCATGGACGGCACGCAAGTGACCCAACGCGGTGAGGTTGAGATCCGCGCCGGAGGTCAGACCGTTGCTAAAGGCGGAACTGGTGGAATGAGTACCGAGTTTATGTTCCGCAATGCCAGCACGATTAACGAT